TCTTTATTAATGTATTGTATATTTCTTTTAATTGCCATTATGTGAATGATATTGAAAGTTCATCAGTTATTCCTGTATTTGTTATATTATATTTAAAGTCAACAATTATTTCATTAGTATCTTGTGAGGATAATATATCAAGTGAAGAAATAATTACATTAGGGAAATATAAACCTAATTGAGTTTGAATATCTTCTTTTAAACTTTCTAAATTACCATTAGTTATTTGTTCAAAAATGAATGCTCTTAAATTTCCTCCAAAATTAGGATTCAAATAACGTTCATTTTGATTTGTTAAGAAGAAATTAATTAAATTAGTTTTTATAGCGTCTTTAGTTAAATAAGTAGATTTAAATACACCTGGAGCATTAAACGGAAGACCTACCCCAATAGCAATACCGGGTTTTGAATCTAGGGGAAATATTGTCTTTGCTCCAAATGCCATTATTTATTCATTAAAGCCATAATTTGATCTAATCCAACTTGTCCTTCAGGCAAAGCACCATTAATAGTATCTACAGGAGCTGTAGGATTTATAGTTCCTTGATATGAAGTATTTGCTACCGCTCCTGTTTGCATCTCACCTAACATTCCTGAAAACATATTTCTGCGTTCTTCAGCTGTTAATTGTTTAGGTTTTTCAATATGGGGTTGAGCATAAGTTCCTTGTGATTCAGTTACTGTACCATAACCTCCTACACCAACAGGAACCATTTTAGGGGCTTTAACAGCTTCCAGTAGAATTTCTTTTAATTCTTCTTGGATGGCTTCCTTCATTGCCTCTTTAATAATTTTTTTAAATTCACTTGGTTTCATTTTTTATAAATATTTAAGTTAATAAGCTTTTAAATTATCTCTATCTATTATTAGTTTTAATTCATTAATTAAAGTTTGAGTATCTGTAGTAAAAGATAACTCAGTTTGAATTAAAGTTATTCCTTGATTATTTTTACCAACTGCTTTTCTACGAGTAACAGTAGGTGTATACGGAATTTCTTCTATTTCAATTATAAAACCATTATATGTAACTTGGTTTAGTGTTTTTTGCGCTTGATTTTGAGCTTTAGCTATATCATTTACTTCATTAGATATAGAAGTTAAATTAGATGATATTAAAGGATCACATTTTTTAATATAATTATCAATTTTATTTAATGAATCAATAGCTTTTAAGATATATACTCCAGTAATAGAAATAACTAAAGCAGAGTTATTTAATGAATTTTGAATTTTTGATAATTTTGGATTTCCAAATTGGTCAAAAGTGGTTTTTCTAATAAAAGTTTGAATATCATTTAAAGCAGAAGGAACAGCTCCAGGAATTATAGGAATAGCTTTAGCAGCTAAAGAAACAGCTATAGATGCTATTTCAACGGTTGTTATAATTCCTAAGGTTAAATTTAAAAAATCAGAAATACCTGTCACTGAAGTTCCTAATTTATTTATTTTAGTTCCTATACTGTTTAAAGAAGATACAATATTATTTCTTTGAATTAAAAGCTCATTTAAATTATTAGAACATACATCTTGGTTAGGTATATATTTTTCAATTAATACATCAAGGGACGGTTGAATAATTTGAGGGATTTGGGAACTTAAATTAAATATTATTAATGGAAGTTTTGATGAACCTTTAGCTTTTAAAGTATCAGGAGTAGCGTCTTTAATTAAAGAACTATTTATAGTTTTTTGATTAGCTAAATTAGTTTGTTTTTCTATTTTAGCTTGTTCTTGCTGTCGTTGTTGTTCTAATTCAAAAGGAGTAGTCATTATACGGTATAGTTATATTTAGACTTTAAATTATTTAAATTAGACTGTAATGCCTTTAATGAACTTTGTAATTGAGTAGCGACTATATTTAAAGGAACTAAAGGTGTTCCTGGAGGGGTTGAAACTAAAGTGCCACAAATCTCAGCAAATGATGATAAATTAGAAATTAATTGATTTAATAATTGTACTGTTTGGTTTCCTAATAATAAAGGTTCACTAGCATTTTTAGAACCTAAATAAATGTTTTGAGATTGTATAGTGACTATATTAGTATCTACATTTAAACCTCCTAAAGAATTTAAATTAATACTTTTATTTGAAGATAATAATAAATGATCTTCGGTTGTGTTAAATACTAATCTACCAGAAGATAATAAAATTTGTTTATTAGAATATTCTTTGGGAGATTTAGGTGGGTTTGATTTATATGACGTATAATCAGAACTTGCAGGACTGATAGGTATTTGTTGGGTTGATGTTAAATAAATGGATGCTTCATCATTATTAATGTCTTCTAATGTTGGTATCCAACCTTCTTTACTTTGTTGTCCTTGTCCGTTTTTAATAATTAAAATAGGATCACCTGCTTGACTAGGATTTTTTGACCAAGGCGATAAAGATTTATTTAATGGTTTTCCTTTAATTGTAGAACTAAATCTTATACTATTTCCCCATCTTCCTTCATAAATTGAATCACCTTCAAAAGGTAAAAGGGGGTGGATATTTGCTTTTTCTTTAAATGTTTTTCCTAAATTTATTTCAGTGGATTGATCTGTTACCCTTCTAACACTTCCAGCTTGGGTTTGAATATAATCTTTTTGTTGTGATGGAGGCAATTCATTTGGTTGTGTTGGGTAAGCATTATGATGAGGATGGTTCCATAATGAAACAGTTGTTAAATAATAATTATCATTTGATGTAGTAAACTGTCCTATATCTGTATTAGGTAAACTAAATAAGAATACTATTTCATTAATTAACGGAAATGATTTTTGATTTGATAATAAAGGTCTAGCATAAGGTAAAGGAGAACTACTTGCTATAGGATTATTTATAGTTTCATACTCAATAATTCCTAATCCATTCCATTCACCTAATTCTTTAAATCTAGGATGTGATTCATTTAAAATAATACTTTTTACTCTTACTGGTTGGAAAATATTGCCTACTTGTTGGGAAAGCAAATTACTAAAAACATCACCTACAGATGAATTAAAAGCATTACTTAAAGCTGATAGTCCTGATTTTGTTAAAGGCATTATTTATTTTCTCCAATGTTTTTAGCTAAATCAAATAGCTGTGCTTTTTCTTCTTCTGAAAAAGATAATTCATTTGAATTGTTTTGGGCTTGGGCTTGTAGAGCACGTTGAACAATAGTAGCCATCTTGATTAATTGTTCATCATTTTTAACTCCAATCTCCATATATTCCTTAATCAAAGGAACAACTAAAGTAGCATCACCAATATCATTAATAAGAGGTTTTAATTCACCAATCAAAGCAGAAATTTGTGATTCCTTTTTCTTTTGGTTCTCATAAATTTCTTCTAAAATATCAGAAAATTTTTTCTTTTTAAATATTACAGCGTCTAAACTCATAAATTTTGATTATAAATATTAAAATCAAAACTTTGTATATCCGTGTTCTAAATAAAATACATAACCTACTTTAAATATATCATATAGCTTATTAGCTATTTTAGTAATCTTAGGAGTTTTAACATCTATAATTTCACGAATGTAAATATAAAGTGCTTTTTTATTAAAAACATCTAAATGTTCTCGTTTACGAAATAATTCTAAAATAGCATCTGCAATTTTAGCATCTTCTTGTTTAGGGAAAATTTCATAAATATGTTCAGTACAATGTATTGCAAACTGGTCTATAAAGTAAGATAAACGTTCTATAGGTTGGGAATCATCCATTTCGTACGAATGACGTTCATCTTCTTCTAAGATTTCTATAGGTGCAGTATCAATGCGTTTTTTATAATTTTTCTGATTAGATAAAATTAAATAACGTTTAGCAATAGTACCAAAATAAGAATATGCTTTAGCTCCTTTAGCAGGATTAAATAGATGCATTTTAGATATTAGGAAAGAAATTACTTCAAATTGTAAATCTTCAATATTATCTACTTCAGTATAATAAAACTTAAAGGTATGAATGATGTTTTCAGTTAATTTAAAGAAACCATAATGGATACGTTCATGATAAATTTTATTTTTCTCATCAAATGTAGGAGTATTATTATACAATACAATCGCGTCTTCAGTATCTTGAGTAAAGTATTGTACTCCTTTCTTTTTCTTAACTACTACATCACTCATAAGTTTTTAATTCTAAATTGGTTTAAAACATCTTGAATCATTTTAATGTTTGTAAAGAAAAATCCAATTTCATCATCACTTTGAAAAGATCCTTTAACATCTATTTCATTAATCTTTTTATCTGACATTTCAATAATGTCTGAGATTTTATTAAGGTAGGTTAAGTAAGAAGCTAAAATGTCTTCTTGTTTTTCATTTTTCCTAAGAAGGTTAAAGGTCGTGTATCCTAAGACCACGACCGCTATACCTAAAATAATTACTAAAACTATCATAAATTATTTAACATGTTTTTCAACCCCTCACTCTTTAGACTACCTAATGCTTTACTTTTAGTAGCTGGTGATGATGGTGTTGATTTTTTATTTGTCTCCAAGGTAAATGATTTACTTGGCTTTTCCAAGTTAAATTTAGGAAACCATTCTTTTTCAAACTCAATACGAGCAGCCATTAAATCAGCTTGATGTACAATATAAGGCAAGCTAGTTCTAGGTTTAGTCTCTGGCATATAAGTTAAAAGATATTTCTTATTAGCTTCATCATATAAACCATCATGAGTTTGAATAGTAATCATTTCGTTAAATGTGTATTTAATATCATGAGCCTGGAGTAAATATAGGCCACGATCAGGAACAGAAGCAAAAGGCAGTTTATCATTAAACATATAATCTTCACCTAATTTTTCTTGTCTCCATTTATCTGTTTGAGGAATATATGAGTCATGTTCCTCATCACCTAATTTACCCAGGTCATGATTCAGGGCAGAAAATACAAGTTCTTCTTTAGTATAAGTAGTAATATCAGCACCCATTTGAGCCCACAATTCATGAAGATGAAGAGCACAAGTAATTACTCTATTTACATGTTCTACATATCCTCCAGGAAATGCGTTATGATATTCCTTTTTATGAGCGGCGGGCATCAACATTAGACGCTCAGAATACTTTTCATAAAATTCCATTAATTTCGTTTTACGAGGTTCAGAAATATGATCCTCAATAAAACCAATTAAACGTACCCAATTTTGTTGGATTTGTTCTGCTGTTAAATTCATAAATTAATAATTATTTACTTCGTTTGGTCCTAAAGGTTCTTGTTGGATAAACACCTTAGCATCATCAATTGCTTCTCTTAATGTTACAAGTGATTCTTGAACTTGTTCTGTTGTCCCCCCTCGTTGTAGATAAAAGTGCAACTTTTCTATTTGCCCCTCTGCCTTTTCTAACCTTCTCGTTATTATTTCTCTATTTTTCATATTTCTTCCTTAACCCTGTAGATATAATGTAACAAGGAAAAATCTGTGAGCCAAACTTAGGTTAAAAGGAGTTTTACAAATTCTAAATTCTTTTGAAGATGTAAGCATTTTTCATACTCTTCTTGTTCCTGGAAGTAATTTATAGCTAATTCTAAAGCTGTTTTTAAATGTATATCTGAAAATTGGTAAATGGCTTCTTGATGTTGTAAATTATTAGTATCTATTTTTTTAATATATTCCCAAGCCTTAGTAAACACTACATATTCTCCAGCTCTATCTATATCTACTTGATCTAAACCTTCATCTAATTTATCAAAAAATTTAAGTAATTGAAGGTGAAAGACCTCATGATTATAAATAAGTTTTTTAAACATACCAACCCAAAATAAAGGATGATTTTTATAATCTTTAATTAAAACATCTGCTATCTGTGCTTTCTCTTTAAGAGAATCAGGTTCTTTATCATTGAATAAATCAAATATTTTATCGATGTTCACAACCATAAATATAGATGGCCTATACTTCTCATATAGGCCCTATATTAAACTACCCTAATCGGGTCACGTCAGTTGTCAAATTCAACCAATAACGTCATCTAGATGGTCAGGAATGCCAT